ATGAATAGGGGGGGTATTCATTACGAGGCCCCCCCCTATCCTCCATTGTTTTACTTCTCAGCATCAACTATTCTTCTATCAAAGTTTTCATTAACTTTAATATAGTTGCCAAGAAGATTTAAGTTAATAATCTCATTCATAGCTTGATCGATAGCTTGATCCGAATCAAATTCACTAAGATCATCAGAAGACTTAGTGACCCTAGCTAGGTAGGCACACGTGTTGTATCCATTAGCTACATCAAAAGCATACCACTCATCAAACTGAGTAAAGGGATTGAAAGGATTATCTAATGTTGTTAACATTAATTGATTAGACATAAGTTAATCTCCTTTCTAAGTTTACTTAAGTGCTTCTTGTAATGTGGTAGTTGATACACCTAAAGCACTAGCAATCTCTCCTGTTGTGTATCCAGCTATGGACATTGCTTTAGCTCTTGCTATCTTACCACTTGTCATATTACGAACAGTTCGAGGAGTTGCTCTTACTTTAACACTAGCTAAGTCTGTATTAAGCAAGATTTGTGATAAAGTATTATTACTTACTGCCCCTAATTGAATAGCATCCCACTCTTTATCTGTTATCACAATCTTTTGCTTCTTTGCCCCGCTACGGGTCCTTGCCTCTTCAAGAGCCTGGCCCTTTATTTTCTTTAAGTCAGATGAATCCATGTCAGGATTAGCTTGTTTCTTTGCAGAGACTATCTTGTTTGCTAAGAGCTGGGCTTGTCTTTCGAGGGGTTTGTTTTTGTATGCGATATTTAGCTTTGCTTTCAAAGCAGCTACTTCTTTTGCATACGTTTGTTTAGCAGTGGGGGAATAAATTAAGGGTTTTGTTTCGAATGCTAATTTGCGGGCCTTATTTGCCAACGCCTTTAAATCATTGGCATATTCTGCATATATTGCTTCCATCTTTGTACCGGAAGACAACTTAAACGCATCTTTGGCTTCTGCCATTCTGGTTGTTTTGGTGGTCTTAGTTATAAGCTTACCCTCTGCATTAACAAAAGTTTCCCCTGTTTCTTGGAAAACTTTTTTCCCTGTTCTTGGGTCGATCTTTACTTGTTCTTTTCTTCTAGGAACACGAAGTTCAGAAGAAGCCTTAGAAACAAGAGTAGAAGCGCCAGCTCTTTCACCACCCTGATATCTCTTTTTCAAATCTGCTATACCATTATCAATAGCAGACTGTTTATAATTTAGGTGGTGTTTTTCGGCATCAATAACAACCATTGAATGACGAACCGCTCTAGCAACTTCATTTTCTCCTGCCCCTTTAATTGTCATATCTGTAATAAGATTAGACACATCACCCATTTGCATTTGTTTAGTTCTAGGCGTCATCTTTGGCATTCCCTCATAAGCAGCATAAGCTTCTCTAGGATCAAAGTCTTTTAATCCTTTTAATGATGGAGAAGTCTTAATTAGTCCATGGGAATTAGGAATAACTAAAACTGTATCTCCATCGAAATCAGCACCAGATAATTTTGCTGCTACTTTGGGATGTATACCAACAGCATCCATTGCGTTTTTCATTACACTGGCTGCTTCTGGGTTTTTATTGTTTACCTTTAATAAAGGTATTTCAAATGTTCCTCCATGTGGATGACGAATTAGAACAACGGTTTCCCCATTAAGGTAATTAGGAGCATAAATTTCTTTTTCTTTCATTGTTGGTATTGGAAGGATAACATGAGAAGATTGACGAGGTAATGCTGCTGCTTTGAGGTGAACGGCAGAGGCGTCTGCATCGTCGGCAAAAGATTCAAGTAATCTCTTTTTAACAACAGGATTAGTTAAAGAAGACAATTCATCAAATTCCTCAAGTTTAAGATTCTTTGCTAAATCTAATTGCTTTTTCGCAAGAACCGGAGATTGTTTTGAAAGAACTTGAGAAGATATACTTTTAGACCATTCTCCCCAATTACCTTCTTCATTAACAACATTTAAAGCTGAGAGTTTTGTCTTTCCTTCAGAATCTGTGTAATGTTTTTGTCTTACTACCGTTCCAAAAGGATTGTCTTGATCTTCTTTCATTTGCTTAAAGACGGCGTCTTCTCCAAGAATCTTACTTTTACTTGAATTGTAAACAATATCTATTCCTGGGGGAAGTTTGTCTGTATACATTGCCATCCCCTTCATGTAATTTGTTTCTCCAACACCAACACGAACTTGGGCATATTTTGAATTTCCTAAAGAAATATCATCTATTCCCCTTCTCAATTCAATTACTCCATCTCTATCGGCTCCCCCTTCCTCGGCATAACGAATCATTACCCTATTTCTTGAAATACTTTGAATTGGTTCTAAACCGAGAAACGATCGCCCACTATCTTCTGAATAATCAGTAATGGTTTTAATCTTATCTCGATTTTTGTATACGTCGGAATATGTCGCTCCTGGAGGGGCAAGAACTTTAATGGTTGTAAATTTGCCTGTTCCCATTTGTTCTGTCTTAACATAATAGAGTTTATATCCTTCTTCTTCTAATAAAGAGATAGAAGTATTAAGCTTAGTTCTACTAATTCCGATATGACTTTCAACTCCAGCACCAACATCAATAACCCCTTTTTTATCAATAGTGTCTCGAAGCATGTTTGCTGTAGAGGCAGCAATATTAGAGCGAGTTTGAATTGTTGAATCAAGTAACGCTCTAACAGAGGATTCATTAATTCCCATTCTTTCTCCAATAGCCACATTAGACATTCCTTTTGTCTTATATTTTAAAGCTTCTGAAGATAGGGCTGCTCGTTGCTCTGATTTTAATATCGATTTTCTGTTTCTTAGTTGTGACGTTGTCATTCCTAGTCCTTTGGCTATTTCAACTTCAGAAAGACCTTCTTTTTTCAAAGCATCTACATAACCAAGAAAACTTTTGTTTCTTTGCTGATCGTCTTTTCCAGATCCCCAAGGATAACGACCAGAACGACGAGGAGTACCATAATGTTTTAATGGCATGGACTTAATCCTCCGTTTCTGATTTAAGTTCTTCAATCTTCCTATCAAACAAAACGATTTTGTGCATTATTTCAAGAATCTCTTCTGGTTCTGGTTTATAAACAATGATTTCGTCTGTTTGATAAACTCTTAATTCAATCTCGATTTCTTTCGGATTCACCGTATATTCTAAACAAAACAAAGCCGAATATATTTCGAGTTGCTTCATTGAAACAGGGATTACTCCCGTTTTAAGATCATGAACTCTTAATGTTTGATCACGAAAAGATATGGCATCGGCTGTACCAAAAGCATTCTCTGAATAATAAAGAGGTTGTTCTGGCCGCATTCTATATCCAATAGCATCATTAACATACATGTTAAGAGCTCTTTTCGTTTTGGGCAACTTTATCTTTAGGTCAATACAACGACGAGCAAAATCATGCAATTGCGTTCCTCTCTGAGTTGCTAAATATTTAGAAAAGGAATATGCAACTTTTGCTTCGTCATAATTTACCCAATGATATCTACTAGCGCTTAAAAATGCGTGTTGCCCTACTAGGTCGAAGTGCGTATTGAAGTTCATATAAAAAGCTCTCCTTGTTTTCTGGGTAGACGAAACTAGCGTAAGACATTGTGTTCAAAACATCAATATAATAGTCTTGATTTTGTCTGTGTCTAGCTGTTTCATATGCTTTAATTTCAAAGGCTGCCCATTTATCCTTAAAGAGGAGCAAACGATCTGGAAACCCTTGAGTAAGGTTTGGATCATTCTTAAGAATTATAGCTCCAGGATATAAACGAAGAAGTTCCTTAATCAAAGATACTTCAAATTTGCTTTCGGCTGGCATAATGTGCCTCCTTTTGGCCAAAAACAAAAGAAGAGAAAACTTTGCTATTGAGCGGCAAGATTTTGGTGTTGCGCTTCCGGTCTAGTCAAAAGTAGACTCTTCTTCTATTATAGCATATGTTTACGACGCGAGGCTAATTTTTGAGAAATTTCACCTCATTGAAGTTTTTCTTCCCTTCATAGGACCTTTTTATTCCTTTGTCTATTGGTGAGTCAGAAGTAAGGAAATAATAATAAAGGTTTAAGAATGGGGTGTTTTGCCGATCAATCCTACCCATTGCTTGGGTTGTAATTTTATAAGAATAGTTTCTCGAATAAAGCACAACCGCGTTTGTTTCTGTGCAATTCCAGGCTTCGGCAGCGGACACATACTGGGCTATATAAATCCAGCAAGTACTTTGTGGAATTGGTTCATGAAGATGGCCATTATACTCAGCAACGGGGATGGGCAAAAGATCGTTTAGTTTTCTAAGAATCTCGAGCTCATAATCGAAATTATAAAAAACGATTATTTTTGGATGTTTGTCGAGAATCTCTAATATCGCTTTTAAACGACCAGGATCACTATTAACAACCTGTCTCATAACATAACAAGCTTCACCAGCATTCTTTATGGGCCTGTCTTTGTAGGGATTCCATCGTTTCTCATACACCAAAGCAAAGTTCTTTTCGTTGTATGGAACCACCACATTAATGAGATGATTTATCGTCTTTTTTTCATACTCCATCTTTATGAGAATTTTGCTCCTTATTTTTAATAGTTTTCCTGTTTCAACATATCGATCGATCTTTGGGTAATTAGCGTAAGTATTATAAACGACATGTTGTCGAATAAATTCGGTCCGATTTTTATAAAACCTATTAGCAACAAATACCGGAACATAATCTATCCAACTATCACCAGGAGTAGCCGTTAACAATATCCAATTGTTGGTTTTTGTTATTTTCAAAAAGGATTTAACCCAGGCTCCAGACCCAACAACTTTTTGTTCGTCAAATATGAAAAAAGCGTTTGCAATCTCTTTGTATTTTCCTATGTTGTTCCAAGAATCGACAGTTAATTTAACACCACTAATGCTGCTTTCTCTATCCTTTGAAATACCAAGAAAAGCCGCCTCACCTTCCCATTCTAAAGAATCTCTTTTCCTTGCTGTGGTTATCACATAAAGGTCTTTAGGTTTTTCCATTGGTGTTATTTCTTTAAATATCGATCCGCCGCATTCAACAGTATAGTAATATACTAAAGAGGTTAACGATTTACCAGAGCCGACCCCACCCCATAGGATCGACCCTGTTTTTAACTCTGCAACTGCTTTCTTCTGATGCTCGAAAAGATTAATCGCCATCTTCTTCGTGAGACAGGATTGCGGCATCGGGGACATCAACATATTTCTTTTCGAATTCGTCCTCAACCAGAGTAATATACATAGTCTTCAAATATGCTTTAACTCCAGTCTTTCCATTAACCTCCCAGTTATATGGGCGAACAATAAGATCGACGTTGTCAATTTCTGCCCAATCCAAAACATGAACCGTTCCTTCTTCGAGGATCGATTTGTTGCGGGAGGTAATAACAACAATCTTTGGAGGCATGTTTTTATAACTGACTGCAATTTGAAGATATGCCTGTTTCTCTTCGTCGGGATTTCGCGGCTCTAACCAACGAATATTCCACCCGAGATGTTCGAGATCTGCGGCAACTGTCGTTTCCAGAAATACACAGAAATTTCTACGACCGGAAGCATTGTATTTTCCTTCTTTTCCGGTGAAGTTTCGAAAACCAATTCTTGCGTTTTCAATAATAATATTCTGCATACTTGATACTACTTTTTTACTTTTTGTACTCATTGTGATTCTCCTTTTGTTTTATTCTTGAGGAAATACGATTCCCTCATATAGATCTTCAACAGAACCAATTGGTAATGGCGCGTGAATGATTGGGGTAACTAATATCTCTTCCCCTTTTATATCAATCAAACATGAGCCAATAGGCTTTGGCACGCCGCCCCTTGTTACCTCCCAACCGGAAGTACCATCTCCATAATCCATTAAATAGCCAGGCGTTCTAACGTGATGTTGAATATCAAAATAATGTCCATTATATGGATTAACCCTTTCTCGAACGATGGGTATCCAATACATGTGATGACTATGACCATTCAAAACAAGTTTAAAATCTGGAAGAAATACCGCCTGCCTATTTGTTTGTATTGCTCCCCTTGTAACTGGTGCTTCGCCTCCTGAACCATGAAAGTATTTTATGGGAATGGTTACACTCATATTTTGAATCATTATAATTCCCCCATATCCCCCAACAAAAATTGAGTGATTTCGTGTGCTTAGTTTCTTCGCCAAGCGACTAGTTAAATCTGTGTTGGCGTTTTTCAAAACAGACAATTCATGATTACCTGGTGCTATAAAGAGAATGTTTTTCGATATCTCTCTTAATTTATTGGCAGCATCTTGTACAATGTAATCATAATAATCTTCTCTACGATACTCTGGGCGCAGTTTACTCATATCCCGTCTAGGATCGAAACGACCATTCATCGCATCAAAGAAATCGCCTATTATCAAAATCATTGCTTCGTTCTCAAGGGCAACTTCCATATCTTCAAAAAACTGAGTTCTGTTACAAAGAGCACTATCGAAGTGGACATCAGAAGTTACTAATATTTTTATACCTTTCCCTTTCTTTGCCCAGTTAGTAACCGTAATGACAGCGCCCTTGTTGGTTATTTCGTATTTTTTAAACATATTTTTGAATTCTCCTTAGTTTGTTCTCTATGATTTTGAAACGAACAAATCAAAAGACCCAAACTTTGAAATGTGATTAATGGCAGCGGAAACAAGCTTCTCATAATAAGAAGTGTCTATTCGATCCTTTAAATTTAACTCCTTAATAACAGTCGATTCCAGCCATCGAAACCCTTTAGTCCCTGTAGCAGCATAATATTTCCCTTCCTTTTCTCGCATCAATACTCCCCCATGACAACCAGAGTTAACGGGACAAAACGAACCAACTTTTCCAACAAAGTGATAGTTATGTTCTCCTTCCTTTAGCTCTTCGTTCATGTCTAAATATAAGGCTGACGGAGAGGTAACTGCTTTTGTCTCACAAAGATCGTCAAACACGATATCTTCTTTTGAGAATAGAGACTTAAATACAAAAGGATGAGCAAACTCTGCACCAACAGCTATCCAATGACCCTCAAGTTCTCCTTTGTTTTTG